ATAGATAAAAAAGATTCTCTTGAGGTAATGGCAAACTGTTATAAGGATAGTGGTACAAAATTAGGTGGTTCGGAATTAGGAGATACATTTGATATCATCTTATTTAAAGAAGATATGGATGGCAAACTTATTGAGCCAGATAGATTTGAAGCCATACTTATGGAACCACTAGAGTATATTTCCACTTTGATAAAAGGTGATTGGTATGGTATTATTGCCAGAAAGACTACCACTTCCCAAAAATTTGTTGATGCTATATTTGACAAATTGATAGAAGTATGATATAATAGAGTTTTGAAACTATTGAAAGTTTGTTATGTTACTCGTAGACTTAAACCAGGTATTACTTGCCGGCCTTATGGCACAAATCTCAGCACAGAAAAATACCAAATTGGAAGAACCTCTAATTCGGCATATGGTATTGAACATCATTCGTATCCATGTTAAGAATTTTAAGAATGAATATGGTGAAGTGGTATTGTGTTGTGATAACCGAAGATATTGGCGTAAAGAATTTTTCCCATTCTATAAAGCAAGCCGTAAAAAGACCAGAGAAAAATCTGATTTAGATTGGCATATGATTTTTGATATGCTTGCCAAATTTAAGCAAGAGCTCAAAGAAACATTCCCATATAAAGTAATTGATGTTGATGGTGCTGAAGCTGATGATATTATTGGTACATTAGTTCCAATCTATGCTCGTGACCAGAAGATTTTAATTCTATCAAGTGACGGAGACTTCCTACAGTTACAACAATATGGTCCTAATGTTAAACAATACAATCCATCACAAAAGAAATATATAAAGTCAGAGAATCCAATCCTAGAACTCAAGGAGAAGATTATCCGTGGGGATAAAGGTGACGGTATACCCAATATGTTTTCTCCATCGGATTGTTTTGTCCGTGACTTGAGACAGAAGCCTATAACTAAAACAATAATAGATAAGTATCTATGGGAAAATGTGGAAGAATATAATGATACTGATAAGACCAATTTTGCTAGAAATTCTACACTAATTGACCTCACAAAAATACCACCTGATATTAAAGAAAAAATTATAAATACATATAATGATACAAAACCGGCATCTCGCCAAAAGTTATTGAACTATTTTATGGAACATAAACTAAAGAATTTAATGGATGTAATTGAGGAATTTTAATGAAAAATATATTTGAAGTCTTAGATGAATTTGAAATGGCAGAAAATAAAAAAGATAGAATGGCTGTCATTGAAAGAAATTTAAGTAAGACATTAGTAGAAGTATTTGAATTAACTTATCATCCGAATTATGAATGGTTGATAAAAGAAATGCCTGATAATTATAAAATACCCAATGATGTTTTACCTGGTATTACATCAGCACAATTATCAAACCAAATTCGTAAGATGTATATGTTTAGAAAAGGTGATGAAATGGCTGAAAAGCTAACACCTCAAAAAAGGAATGAGTTGTTACTACAAATACTCGAATCTCTAGAGCCCCGTGAAGCTGAAGTTATCATAGGAATCTTTCAAAAAGATTTAGGTGTAAAAGGTTTAAATTATAAATTTATAAAAGAGGCTTTTCCAAATCTATTACCGTAATGATTGAAAGAGACAGAATAATAGTCACTAGTGGGTCTTTTGATCCACTTTCTTTAGAAGAACTCAACTTCCTCAAAAAATGTAGAAGAAGGGGTGATTGGTTAGTTGTCGGCATTCATTCTGATTGGTGGATGAATTGGTCTCAAGGTGGTTTTGTTCAATCATACAATACTCGCCGTGAAATTCTTTCAAATATAAGATGTGTTGATGAAATATTTACATTCAATGATTCTGATGGTACAATCAGCCAATTATTCAAGCTCACAAAAATATGTTATCCTAACGCCGATATCACTTACATATCGGATGCAGGATTAAATAATTTACCAGAAGTAAAATTTAGAGGCATCAAGTACGAAACGCTAGAATAGGAGAAAGTTAGTGACTAAATTTGTAGGGAAGTTCCGTAAGAACCAAGATTATAACGATGATTACAAGTATATGCCTCAGCGCAAGCATCGGAATGAGCACGCAGAAATCAAAAAATTGAAAAATCAAAATTATGATGATTTTCTCAAAAACCTAGACGAAAATACCAAAATGCAAGAAAACAGGTAATACGTTGTTTTAATACAACAAACCTATTGACTTAATACTGTAACTGTCGTATAATAGATTCTTAGTTGAAAGGAATCTATTATGATGATATATGGTTATATTCCAAAATCCAAATCGAAGAAATTGTCTAAAGCTCAGCAAGAGCAAAAAGACGAATGGCTGAAATCACTCAATAAAATCTCAGGAAAACGGATAATTGCCATTCCTAAGAGTATTAATAGAGTATTTCCATCTCCTAAGATTCCGCCTGGCCGAGAAACACCAAAATATGCGTCCTTGGACACAGGATTTATTCCTTGCACAAAATCAGTAGAAGGAAACTCTTATACAGGCGCAAAAATGAAGGGAGTTGCAACAATGCACAAGTCCAACGCAGTTCCTGTTTTTACCGACAACGAAGCAAGAGAAATTTCGAGCATGAGGAGATAAAAATGCTAATGGAACATGAAAAAACGCAAATTTATCGAGGAATTGACTCGGTAATTTTCAATTTGAAGCACTTACCCATTGATGATGTCGCATATTTTTTAGTAAAATTCAATCCGAAGCTGGCGGATGAGTTGGCAACATCAATTTCACAGCAAATTTTTGATAAAACCGAAGGAAAAAAGCATGAATGAGCAAAATAATCAATCTGGTCAGTATATTTGGCTTAACGCCATCACAGATGATGGTGAAATACCTGATTGGAAGCGCCTAGATATAGTCACCAAGAAGTGGGCTAACTTAACACAAATGGAAAATGATTTATCCGACTACCAAAAGCGCAAAGAAATGTATCAATGATACTGTTGTCAATAAACAACACATAGGTTGACACCTGCCGTGGTTGTGTTATACTATTATTTTACTTGATTAGGAATTATATTATGAATAAAAATGCTCTGTCTTTCGTTGAAGCTTGTGAGAGAATGTTTGGCAATAATGCCGTTGTAACTAGAGACGGTATTGCTGAAGTGGTAAGTGAATCTGGCGCACCTTATCCTTATTGGTTAGTAACCAAATCCGAATTTCGCCATGGTCGAGGATATTACAAAGTGCCATCATCTGGTAAAACAATTACAAAAACAGAATCAGTTAAACAGGAAGAACCTGAAATGGAAGTAGCATATCAAAATGTTGTGCAATTACGCCAACCAAAATTAATTGATGATAATGAGCCTTCTGTTCCTGCTAAGTATCCTGATTATGTTCCTTTTGGCTTTTTCAAAGATTTACGGAATATTCTAAAAACAAAAATGTTCTATCCTATCTTCATTACTGGTTTATCAGGTAATGGTAAAACATTGATGGTCGAGCAAGTTTGTGCTGAATTAGACCGTGAATGTGTCCGTGTTAATATCAGTATTGAAACTGATGAGTCCGACTTACTTGGTGGTTTTGCTTTGATTAATGGTAATACAGTTTACCATGATGGCCCCGTAATTACCGCTATGAAGCGTGGCACAGTATTGTTGATTGACGAAGTTGACCGTGGTTCAAATAAACTATTATGCTTACAAGGCATCTTAGAAGGTAAACCATACTACAATAAGAAAACTGGTGAAATGGTTTATCCAGCTAAAGGTTTCAATGTTGTATGTACAGCAAACACAAAAGGTCGTGGTAGTGATGAGGGTAGATATCTATCACAGATTTTAGATGATGCATTCCTAGAGCGGTTTCCTATTACTGTTGAACAGAATTATCCTGATGCTAAAACAGAGAAGAAAATCCTTTCTCCGTTAATTGATGACCAAGTATTCGTTGAGAATCTGGTACAATGGGCTGATGTAGTTCGGCAATCATTTGGCCAAGGCGCAACAGATGAGATTATCTCCACTCGCCGTTTGGTACACATTGCACAGGCTTTTAAAATCTTTGGTGATAAGATGAAAGCCATTACATTATGTGTTAACCGTTTTGATGAAGAAACTAAAACGGCATTCTTAGACTTGTATTCTAAAGTCGATGTTACCGTGGAATCTCCAGCTAACACCAGTTTTAATCAAGTAAATGTCGAGTAAAAAAAATAACTCGGCAATTGAAAAGTTAAAAAGAGTTGCCATTAGTGAAAATGATCCAGAGGACATTGATGGCATACTTGATACCTTTGCGGAACTACTAATATATAAATGTGTAAATATTGTAGAGAAAAAAGGTTACCAAACTGAAGAAATACTATGCCGTTATTTTGGTATAGATTATTGATGTATGAAAACAACACCATGGTTGACACCGACCGTGGTTCCTGTATAATGGTTCTATTAACTCGGAGAATACATGGAACTTATAGAATCTAAATCGTTACTTGCCAAATTGATGGCCACAGAAAATCTTACCGTAGAACAACGGCAAGTACCAACTGCTATGTTTGATGTTAAGAATCGTATTTTAACATTACCAATATTAGATAATAATATCTCTGGTTATCTTTATGACCTTTTATGTGGTCACGAAGTTGGCCACGCATTGTATACTCCAGAAGATGGTATAAGAAAAGCCTTAGAATTAAAATTGTCCATGTCATTGATGAATGTATTGGAAGATTCCCGTATTGAGCGTAAAATCAAAAACAAATATCCTGGCATTCGTGCCTCATTTGTCCGTGGTTATTCCGAATTAATCGCAAAAGATTTCTTTGGTACAGCTGGTGTTGATATGAATACACTAAACTTTATTGACCGTGTTAACCTCTTCTGTAAAGGCGGACCCACTCAAGGTATTAAATTCAATGAAGAAGAAACCTCTTTATTAAAAGAAATTGAATCAACACAAACCTATGATGATGTAATTGAGCTTGCAATAAGAATTGGTGAGTTTATGAAAAACCAATCCGAAGAAGCTGAGAAGAAAAGAATAGAATCTGGTGACCAAGAGGAAGATGAAGAATTTGATAACGATGGTTATGAAGATTCCGAAGAAGAAACTGAAGAAATGGAATTTAAACCTAATTCACCAGAAGGAAGTTATGATGAAGATACATTTCAGCAATCGGATGAAGTTAAAGAAAAAGAACAAAATGGAACTCAGGGTGCTGGCACAGAAGGTCACAATGAAATTAAATCTCACACCGATGAAGCATATGAAAGAAACCAAAA